GTCCGGCGGACGTTTCGCTTTCCCCAAGTTACTAATATAAGTGTGTCCCAAGAGGGGCCCACCATATATGTGTACAATGTTGCTAATAGCAGCAATTGGAACTAATTGTTCACTGGGGGATTGGCTACAGGCAAGTACTCATTTTCCGGAACCCAGTCTGAGAAGACTTGGTTCAAGGGCGCGTATACGTATTATATTCCTGAGGACATTAATGCCTTCGGGAAAATTGCAAAATACGCCTCGTATGCTGAAAAGCTACTTGGTATCCGGATTACTCCGGAACGCCTATGGGAACTTGCTCCATGGTCCTGGCTAATAGATTGGTTTGCCAACATTCAGGGCGGCCTTACGGTCGCCTCAGAACTCGGTTCATTCAGTCAAGATGGCCTTGTATTAAGGTACGGGTATGTCATGCGGGAAACCACACGGCAAATTGCCTGTACGATTGAGGGAGTTTCCTCCTACTCGGGGGCCCTTGGTCCGATACGCTTTTCTGCAGGTACAACACTAAAGGAACGTGTCGCTTCTACACCATATGGATTTGGATCCTTACCCTCGTCTTGGAATGACGAGAGGTGGGCAATCCTCGCGGCGCTCGGAATGACTCGAGCGCCAAAATCCTTGAGATGATTAATCTCATGGTTAGCGTAATCCTGCGCTAGCCTCCATCTTAGATCGTCGTGAGACGTCCTATGAAAGAAGTTGCACATGGCATATACCGATCCACAGTCCATCACTATTAATGCGGTAGCAAACTCACTCGCAAGGGTGAGCTCTGGTGTTAACACCGGCGCCTTCCGAAAAGACGATGGGAACGTAGTTCTCAGCGTTGCTCACCAATATGGTAAGCGTACTCGTCGGACGGCCCGCATTGACTTCAGTAAAATCGCAGCTGATCCGCTGATATCGGCCCAAAACATTAAGTACTCTATGAGTGCGTATGTCGTGGTCGACGTCCCCGTAACGGGGTTTACAGTGGCAGAGGCGAAGCAGGTTATCGACGGTTTTATTACGTGGATGTCTGCCTCTTCTGGAGCTAACATCACCAAGCTTCTTGGTGGTGAAAACTAAAGAAATGTTCCTTGGAGTGTGCACTGTTTGTGCCTGCTCCTTGGGACTAAACCTTTGGTTGCTGACGGTAATTTACTTTTATCGTTAGGGACTGGTGGGGGTGGGATGTTTTCCGCCCCCACTTTGGGTTTGTCGTGCCTGTGCTTAAGGATCATTTAACTCTATTAGGAGCAATTGATGAAAAGCCTGACACAACTTCTAAAATGTGTGCTCTATGAATCGAGCACATGGTGTCACGTTAGTGCCGACCAGGATTATAAAACCATCCTGGCCCGTATTGAACACGAGGGATTATCGTTTCTTACGATAACCCTTCCTGACTTCGGAAAAGACTTCGAAAGAAGCCTGGACTTGGGTCAGGTTGACCACACACTTTTCACCGGCTTTCGCCGGGGGAAAGGAGAGCTCCCCCTATTTTTAGGAGGTTATCTCGGTCTTGTGTTCGATCGCGACACTGGTCGCTTACTCGACGATCCTTCCTTAATTGCCATTCAATGCCTGCGTCAGATTACTCTGATGTTCGGTAAGATAGAGCTCCCGTGCACTAGTGCGCGTGAGTTCGCGGCCGTTAAGAAGTTTGTCGAGTGTGAGAAGGAAATCCGCGCAGCGGAGCAGAACCTAGATGGGCCGACTAAGTCAGCTTTTTCCAGAATTTCTACTCTGCTATGGAGTGAGACCTTTAGTGCAGCCGATGAGGCTGTTTTCTACGGTGATCTCGTTCCAAGACATGGGCCCGGCTCTACCGCTGAAAAGCTTCTGGGAAACCAGAAATACTATCAGCGGGAGTGGACTACACGCCTAGAGCCATACTTTCCGTTTATGGAGAGTTTGGCTTCGTCCTATTCGTTGGCACTTGCCAACTTGGACGATGCGGTTTTCCTCGAACCCGGATCAGAACGTCCCGTTAGGGTTGTTCTTGTTCCTAAAACGCTAAAAACGCCACGGATCATCGCCATTGAGCCCACGTGCATGCAATATGCACAACAAGCAATTCGGCATGTTCTCGAGGAGGGTTTTCGGAGGTTTGACTTCCCCCGTTCCCTCATCAACTACGACAGTCAGGTTCCTAACCAGGACTTGGCACGCGTAGGCTCCCTAACAGGGGAGTATGCCACACTCGATTTGAGTGAGGCATCTGATCGTGTTTCTAATCGGCATGTACGTCTCCTACTAGCTAACCATCCACACCTTTTGGGTGCGGTTGATGCTTGCAGGAGTCGGAAGGCCGATATACCTTACGGGTTCGGCGTTCGCCGTCTCGCGAAGTATGCATCTATGGGTTCAGCTCTGTGCTTCCCCTTCGAGGCCTTGGTGTTTTGCACTGTGGTCTTTCTGGGGATTGAACGTGAGCTTAAGCGCCAGCTTACTCGGAAAGATATTTATTCCTTTCTGGGTCGGGTACGCGTCTATGGGGACGATATTATAGTCCCTGTGGAATATACGAGCTCCGTGATCATGAGCCTTGAGTCTTTCGGCTACAAGGTCAATATGCGCAAGTCCTTCTGGAGTGGAAACTTCAGGGAATCTTGCGGTAAGGAGTACTACCGAGGGCACGACGTCACTTTGGCGCGTGTTCGGAGGGTGCTCCCTACGTCACGGAAGGACGCAGAGGAGATAGCCTCACTCGTTTCTCTTCGTAACCTACTTTTTGGGTATGGTTATTGGAGGACGTGTAAGGATTTGGATGAGGTGATTGAACGGTTCATACCGTTTCCAGCCACACTTCCCGAATCTCCTGCTTTAGGAAAGCGGTCATCCCTGGGGTATGAAACCCATGGGACAACTGTTTCTACACAATCGCCTTTTGTCAAAGCGGTTGTTTTGAAAAGTACACTTCCAGTTTCAACACTGGACGGGTACGCTGCCCTAATGAAGTTCTTCATTCACGGAGGTCAAGAGACCTACGTGTTTGGTCAGGAGATAAAAACACCTGACGTGAAGCACCTTCAGCGTTCTGGACGGCCGGTTTCCGTCGACATCAAATACCGGAGGGTCAGCCCGTTCTAAGGCTGACCCTGGCACATACCGATTTACTGGTATGTGGGTCTTAAATGACCACAAGGGGAC